GTATTAGTGCCAATAGCCACTTTTTCATTACCATCCTATCTGAAAATAAACTGCTATTACTGTCCATACTCCAAATACGAATAAAGCTCTGAGAAAATATTCTCCAAACTTCTGATTCATTACAGAGCTTTTAAATCTGTTTCAAGCTGTTCTAATTCGGCTTGATGAGCTTCTATCTTTGTAACTTCTGATTTACAATGGTCTATTTCACGCTTCACATCTGAAAGTGAATAAACCGTCACAGAGTCATCTTGAGCTTCGCCAGTATCAGGACTGTACATCTTCTTCACTACTTGAAGTTCTTCTCTGCCATCAACATCTTGCTTTCTGACTGATATTTTACTTGCCGTTTTTAATGCTTTATAATTATGCATTTTATCTCCTGTTAATTAATTATAGTGCGTCTGCCTCTTGTTTTGCCGCCCAAGCTTCTTTTACTTCATCTGTCCATAAAGCATCTGCCATACCTCGAATCTCTGCACTTTCGCCAGATACATCTGAATCTGGACTAAAAGACGTTCTACGGTATGAAAATGATATTTCCTTTCCATCTTCAACAATAGCAATTCTCTGCCGTTGCTGAATGTGTTTATATTCACTACGCACTTCATAATCATATGTTATTACTTTTTCTAAAGCCATTTTTGACTCCTTCGTTTGTTATTCGTTCCATCCTATAAATCCATATAGGCTTAAATTATTATTAAGTAGCATAAACAATACCAAAAATTAAATCTGTACCGTCATCAACATCAGCCGCATTTGCACCACTTGTCCCACCTATCTTACCACCATCGTTCTCATGAACCTGCAAATCGCAATAAACCGTATTTGGTTCAACATAACCCGTGTTCGGTATTCCTACATTTGTACCCCAGTTATTTCCGTAACTTATATTTACTGTACCATAAGTACCCGCAAGGGATTTAGCAGTAAATGGCAATGCTCCTATTCGTGCTGCTCCAGAACCAACAGTAATACCAGAACCCATTACTATTCTACCATGACAAAATACAAATCTTCCAATCTTTGTATATGCACCAACTTGACCACCACCGGCATAAGTTTGAGTAGGATTACCGCTTGCGCCAAGAAGTGTTGGAGTCCAAGACCCTTCTTCATAATTGTCTAAAGTATTTACATCTCCACTTGGATTAGCAGATGCATCATCTGGAAAATTTATACCAGTTGTAACGACACAGCTAGCAGCATAAAGATTAGCACCTTTATCCGATGCACAATACACTTCAGAAACATCAGCATTACCAAGAGTTACTGAGTTTCCGCCTGCTGGGGCCGTTGCTCCATATCCTAATACTGTTTCATTTGTAACACCAGAAGCGCTCGCATCGCAAGATTTACCAATATAAGTATTTTGGTCTCCAGTTGTTAATGTTGCAGCTGCTCCAGAACCCACAACAATATTACTATGCCCCTGAGTGATTGCTACTCCAGCATTATGTCCTACGGCAGTATTGTGGTCGGTATCAGCATGATTACCAGCTGTTAAAGCTGCATAACCAATAGCGGTATTATATTGTGCGTCTGTTATTCCATCTAAAGCCTGATATCCAACAGCTACATTTTGGTCACCAGATGTAAGAGCTCCAAGAGAGTCATACCCAATCGCAACATTATTATCTGAAGTAGTCACAGCCGACAAAGCCTGAAATCCAACAGCTACATTACAGGTAGCATCATTCATAGCAGCATCCATAACATTATGTCCAATGCCTACATTAAACTGAGCTTGAGCTGTTGTCCAACTTCCGCCACCTGCATTTGACCCGATAAAAACATTTTTTAAAGCACCAAGAGTTCCAGTCCCATCCATAGCACCATATCCAATAGCAATATTATCTGCCATATCTATATTACTTGAACCAAAATCACCGCCTAGTCCAGCATTAGTACCAATACATACATTTTGGTCTGCATCAGCGCTACCATGAGAGCCTTGGTCAACTGCGCCCATAGCATTTGACCCAATTGCTATATTATCTGATTCATCATCAGCAGCAGCATCAAAAGAACCATAACCTATAGATACATTATTATCTCCAATAGTTAAGGCACTTCCAGCTTCTTCACCGAGAACAACATTATAATTACCATTAGTAGTAAGAGCATCACCTGCGTTTTTACCAAATGCAGTATTGGATGTTCCTCCTGTGCCGGGATTATATACTTCAGTTGTTGATAGGTAAAGTAAAGTAGCAGTTCCTTCACCGTCGCTAACCGCTCTTGCGGTAGCATCTACACCACTATTTGAATTACTAACCTGTAGTAAGTCTTTATAACTAGCGGCAATAGTTTGACCTTCTAAAGTTGCCATTATATTTTCCTCATATTAAAATTTTTCATCCTGTGTGTTCTTCCCATTTAACATTGTTTTCATTCCAGTCAAGTTGAGATATGTTCCAAATAACATCATAAACTGACCTTAAAAAGTTTCTCGCTGTTCTAAACCATCCTATTGGCATATTAAGCTTTCAATGCTATCATATTAGTTGCAGTAGTACCTGTATTAATTACATGAGTAATTCTAATTGGTAATAATTGACCACTTGCAACATTGCTAAAAGTAAAATTTCCTGTTCCTACCATAGTAACTACAACATTACCACCGACTCCAACATATAACGATTCATAAGTAGCTCCTAAAGCCTGAGTACTTCCTCCATCAACAGCTGTTATAACTAATGCATTTCCATATAACATTTTTTCTAAAGCTGCTTGAGATGCTTCGGTTGCAGTCTCTACCGCTTCTGTATCAACCTTTATAGTATCGAGAACTGCGTCTATTGTATCCAATACTGCATTGTCTGTAGCTGATAAATTAGCTGTAACAGTTCCATCAACAGTAAGTGCCCCTCCACCATCATCTACACTTACTACACCTGTTGAGTCATTCGCTATTGTTACCCTTAAAGCTCCCGATTCAGAGCCACCTCCAGTAGGAGCATCTGAACCAGCTAAGTTAATATTTACATTTGCATAATTTGAATCATCCCAGTCATCAAGTATTTGAACAGCGGTTTTAATTGCGTCTGTATCTGAATCAATTCCAGTTAATAATACTTCAATAGCTGCCAAATCAACAACCGCTGGATCATCAGAAGCTAATGTAACTCTTTGTACTCCACTTGCAACAGCCCCAGCTCCACCGATTACATCAGTACCGGCTATATTCATATTTATATTAGCATAATTACTGTCATCCCAATCGTCTAATACTGATAGTGATGCAGCAATAGTATCTAATACAGCATTATCTGTAGCTGATAAGTCAACAATTAGATTACCATTTGCATTAACCTGTAATGGCCCAACATCTCCATCTGTAATACTTTGTGGCGACGACTGATATAGTCCACCAACAAGAACATGCTTAGAGCTACCATCGCTCCAGTCTGCGTCATCTGCATATATTGCTCCATCTCCTGATGATGAAGATACTTCTACATATAAAGCTCCAGAAGCATTCATTTGAAACGGAACATAATCTCCATCAGCTCCACCTAAGGCGGCTAATGTATCATTACGTACACCTAATACAAAGCTACCTGTGTCCGCAGTAGTATGAGCTGAATCTTCAGCGTACTCAGCGCCTGCTACAATATCTACTTGCAACGCAGTCTCTGCGGTATTCAATACCTTGTTTAAAATTTCTCGTTCTAAATATTTAAGTTTGTCTGCCATAATATTATCCTGTTACTACGTAGCAATATTTATTACCCGAAGCGCCCTGCCCCTCTACATGAACATATGTAGCACCATTAGGAATATAAAATTTGTGTGTTTTACCAGCTTCAATTCTAAGTGAATCGTTCCCATTAGCGTCACCACTTGTATTGTCGAAACCTATTGAGCAAAGCTCATCACAATAGACATACAAAACTGTATGCCCCGTTGTTACTGCAAGGTTTATCTCATCGTTAGTGCCGCTTGAACATGTTTGTCCCCTTGAGCTTTCTGTCCATGCAGATGCATATTCAGAACTTAAAGCTTCACTGGCGTTATATTTATGTAACTCTTTTGCAACTGCCATTAGTCTGCCTCCGAATATGGGACGACTTCAGACATACCAATCCAAATTACCGGCGTATCTCCGCTTCCCCATGTTGTTGTTGTTGATTCCCAGTAAGTACTTTTTCCTTCTGGATATTCATATTTTTCTGTAATAGACGCTACTGATATAGATGTTTCAGTCCAAGTAGGAGTCGTTACTGTTAATTCAGTCATGACTCATCTTTATCTTTACTTGGGTATGATGTAGGTTCAAATCCATGAAGTTTAACTATTGGTTTTTGAACTCTTCCTGTATTTGCATGTCTCTTGCCCTCTAGAACTCCTTTGTCAAACTGCCTTTCCCAATATGTAGCAGCATTTAAAGTTTGAGCATCTAATTCGTATCCTCTTTGTATAGCTTTGGCAACTATAGTATGATGAAATTCAGCAGGTATATCTGGTTCTTCAGTCATCCCGGTAGTTGTATTTGCAGTACCACTATCTGCGGCTACAAATAAATTGGGGCGTTTTACTCCAAATACAGTAACTGTCTTTACTTCAGATGGACTATTATATACTTTAGAGCCGCTATCAACTGTTCTTTTAACAATAGCAATTGCGTCACGCTCTGCCCACCATGCGAATTTTCTTTGTTCTGCCATTAAGTTATATCTCTTTGTTCTGGTCTTGACCCTAATCTTGGAATGTCGTATCCATCATAATCAACGGATGTTATTTCCAGAATATCGTCTGAAAGACCATAATATCTTTGATCGGCTGCAGTACTAAATGTAAATGCACCGTTCTTAATTCTTGTTCTCCTCGCAAATTCATCTAAGGCATGATTCAGCCAAAGCCTGATCTGTGTTTCAGATATCTTAGGGTGATGCTGCCTAACCATTTCTACCATTTGTAATTGGGTCATTTCTGTCCTCTTAATCTTTGAAGCTCTCTTTGATATTCAGCTTGCAATCTTTGGTATTGTTCTCCCATCCAACTATATCTAGATTGCTCTTCTGTCATTCTAACTTGAGCTTCTTGAGCATATCCTTGTGCTTCAGATAGAGCAGAGTTGATTTCCTTAACTCTCATATCACCAATTGATGTCCATTCCTGAAGGTGAGCCTGTGCTCTTTGCATTTCAGTTGACGCAACACCTAGCGCAGCTTGAACTATTTCCACATCTTCATTTGCCAATGCTCCATAAGCATCTGTAGTAGCAGAAGGTTCATCACCGTCAACATAAGCTTTAGCTCTATCAAGGGCGGCTTTCACTTTTGTTAAAGTAGAGTTCGCTGTCAAAAACGTATCTTCGTCACCAAAAATAGATTCAGTATCGGCTTGTTCAAATTTATCACCTGCTGTTTCTGCCTGATCTAATGCAGCTTTCAAATAAGTAAGCGCAGTTGTAATAGCAGTAGTAGTAGTAAAATATCCTTCTGCCATTAAATGCATTAATGTTCTTGAGGCTGCTCCTAAGATAACAGGAAATTCAGCGCTATCTGGAAAATTATCTATACCAACACTACTATGTGATGGTGAAGGATAAGCAAATTTTAATATTTGGAATGGAAAATCTCCACTTGGTGCAGGTATAACATACATACTGCTTCCTTGATAATAATATACCGGGTCTCTTGCGCTAGAAGCATATATACTTCCGCTGTCTGCAACATATGAACTCATACCATAAGGTACTTCTGTTGCATATCTTCCATTTCTTGCAACGGATAGAATACGTGCATTTGATGCATCATATGGATTAGAGCTATCTGTAACATCCAGTGTAGCGTTCTTAATAAGAACATCATCTGGAAGAATATCAGTAATCTCCCTAGCTGTCGATGTAAGAAAATTAGTTACGGCACCAGTATCTGATACTGTCTGCCCTACTAAATCCTGTACTTGGTCTATGAAAGCCATTTATTTTCCTTTAACAATGGGTGGGAGATTGCTCCCCCACCCTAATTGTTGTTAACTTGCGTCTACCGTTGCTTTTGTTGAACCACTACAGTACCAGTTTGTACCATCACAAAGAATATCAATCGTATCATTAATTGCACCTGCATTTAATGTAAGAGATGATACTGTTTCATGTATGTCTCTACCGGTTTGTGTTGCGTGGTCAGTACCATAACTACCATGGTAGTATATTTTACTTGCACCACCACTTATCACATGCTCACTATCATCGCCAGATATAACTTGGCAACCAAATCCTTTAAAAGAACTTGAAATAGTAGGCAGCGTAACAGTAACTGCTCCGCCAGATAGGATAAATGACTTTCCATGGTCAGCTTTTCCAATTGTAAAACTTGCAGTTTTACTCGGAACAGCAGCGCTTGAGCCCTTAATATAAGGTCTTGCCATTATTAGCCCCCTTAATCAGTTATCTTGAATATCTTATGAGATTCAATCAGGGTTAATCCAAGTCCTTCATCGGACATGTACTGATCTTTTACGCCATCGTAGGCGTCATCTGTTTTAACGTTAGCCTGATAAACAGGTGGACGATAAACAGAATGGAACAGATTTTCATCTGATACGACTACCATATATTTATTATATGGGCCACGAAGTGCGGGTGTCGGTACCATATGAATAACTCCATGAGGAGTTTCCAGTTGACGATAATTGAAGCCCAAAGAATTTCTTTCAGATGGGCCTATATCGATATTCCATGCAGAATTACCTGCAAGACCAGAAGCACCGTCCATTTTAGACCAATAACTCATGGCACCAGCACCGCAAAATGCTATCTTAGCTCCGCTTTCAGGAACGTATTGGAAAACTTTTTCCATATCATCCACGAAATCGCCGTAGCCATAAGTAGCTTCAGATACAGTGAATACGCTCTGGTCATCGCCAGATGTATCACCATATTTGATAACTGCGGTTACAAGTCCCATTGTAGTACGAACCCTGTTACTGTTTGCGTCAGTTCTTCCGCCATCTGTAAAAGATTCGGATGAAGTCCCGTCACGAGAGTCAGCTAGTCCAGTTCCAATTGGGGAACCACCAAACAAGAATGCTTTTTCCTTCTGCATCTTGTGTTCTTGTGATTTCTGTAATCTCAAACGAGCAAGCTCAGAAGATTCGCCACGAAGTGCAGCGGCTTCTAATGTCCCGGTGATTTCCAGAGGTGTTTTGAAAATCTGTGTGCTATTCCACACGACTTTCAGTTCGTCAGCCCATGCATTAGCAGCAACTGTACCTTCACCATGTGCATTACCGACA